TTCTTCCATTATTCCAAATACACTTAAAACTTTAACACGATTGATTCACAATGGAAAAGATTATAAATGATGACATTTTGAAAGTACTTAGGACTCTAGATGACGAAAGTGCTCAAATTGTTATCGCTGACCCTCCGTACAATATTGGGAAAGACTTTGGAAACAATAGTGATAAACAACCGATGGATGAATATCTTCCATGGTGTGATGAATGGATTGAAGGGTGCCTCCGAGTTTTGAAGAAGGATGGAACAATGTTCATCTATGGATTTAGTGAGATTTTAGCACTCATCCTCGCTCGTATTCCCAAAAATGTAAATAGAAGATGGCTCGTTTGGCACTATACAAATAAGACGGTCCCCAAGCTCAATTTCTGGCAGAGATCTCATGAGAGTATCATTGTACTTTGGAAAAGTGATAAAGTGTTTCACCGAGACGATGTGAGGGAACCCTACACAGATGGTTTTGTCAAGGGTGCAGCAGGTAAGAAGAGACCAGCTACAAAAGGTAGGTATTCAAATGGTGAAAATACGACTACATATACAGCACACCCCGGGGGTGCACTTCCTAGAGATGTTATTAAAATGCCAACCCTCGCAGGTACCTCTGGAAAGGGTGAGAAGGTAGATCATCCAACTCAAAAACCCCTAGAGCTCTGTGAGAAACTCCTAAAGTCATGTAAACAAGATCCAGAGAATGGGTTTGTACTTATTCCATTCGCGGGATCTGGGAGTGAATGTGTAGCTGCCAAGAAGTTAGGTCTTCCATTTATGGGGGTTGAGATCAATGAAGAGTATGTAAAACTTATTGAAAAGAGGATTGAGGATCAAGGTAGCTTTAATTCTACATCCTCCAAAGAAATTGAAGAAGATGGTAACCAATTGAATAAATAATAATAAATACTCCCATCCCCACTAAGAAATTTATGCTTCTCGAGATTGTGTATAGATTGACCAATGTCTAGAGTAGTGAACATATCGTAACCCAAGTTTTTAGCAATTAAGAATGCGTCGTTGTATACGTCCCCAACCATATAAAACGAGTATGCCTGTTTGATCACAGACGATCCATCTTTATTCACATTTGGTATATCGTAGAAAGAGATGAATGTATCGTCCGAATTGTTTATATACGAATTAGCTGGAAGTATCCAGTGTTTCACCCATGTTTTATCAATGACCGGAGCAATCTTAAATTGTTTGAAATGAGTCTGTAAAATCTTTGTAACTCTCGGAATATCCTTACTTTGCATCTTTCTAAATTGAGAAGTTCCACAAACTTCAAGATATTTTTGTTTGGTTTTATTGGTAACTTTATAAAATCCAATGTCAGAGAGTTTTTTGATATTTAGGATGCGATGCCAATATCTTGATTTTACTATAGGACCTGGTAATTCGGTAGTGGCAGTGGCATAAGCTTGCCATATATCTTTCATATTTGCAATCCGTTTCATCTCACTAATCAGAATTGGTGTAAAACCCATAGTTCTAAAATCACCATGGACACAAAGGAAATTAATTTGAACCATTTTTAGTATGTCTTCACATACTCGTATTTTATTTGGAACACTTGAAATAAATCCGATAAGTTCTTGGGTTTCATCACGAATAATTCCCCTATTCTCATAACCAGGTGACTCTGCTGCCCATTTTAAAGTATCAAGTGAATACTTAAGTCTGGAGGATTCACTTGTTAGGTAGTATTCATTCAACAGTGGATGTGCTTCTTCAATGGAACACATTTTCCATGAAAAACCAGAGGGAAGCTTTTGCGACTCTGTCGCGACCCCCCTCTCCTTTTCAATTTCATGTCCACTTTCATATTTGATACCTTCTTGGGGAAGTGGTTGTTTATCCCAAAATGTCCTCATTGTCATGTACTAGTATATCCTTTTTAAGTTGGCTTAAAGTTTAAGAGTGTGTATAGTATATAATGTCTCTTGAACAAGATTACACCACAGTCCCTGGTCAGATTTTTGCGTGCCTCTCTGTTGTAGGTCCAGAATGTCCCCAAAAGAATGATAAGTTTGGTATCAAGATTCGCGGAACTTTTAATTCTCGTGAAGAGGCCGCCTCTCACGCGAAGCGTCTTCAGAAAGAAGATTCTACGTTTGACATCTACGTTGTTGATATGTACAAATGGCTTCTCATTCCACCCGACCCTTCAAAGATTGAGGATGTTCATTACACCAACGAGAAGCTTGAAGAAATTATGGCCGGTTACAAGGATAATCAAGCCGAGGCTACCCGTCTCTTCAACGATCGTAAGCGTGATATGATGGAAACTAAGTCTTATCTCAAACCTGGTGACGAAAACTCCAAGTTCTATTCCAAACCTGATGAAGCACCTCTCAGTCACCCAGCCGATGTCATTGAGCGTCTCAAGAAGGAGAAGCCTGATTGCTGCATGGAAGAGCTTGTGAAGGAAGCTGATGAGATTGTTGCTTCTGAGGTTGAAGAGCGACGTAAGAGGCGTGAAGCTGAGGGAGAAGCTTCCACTAGTGGAACTATCAAGGAGTCTGAAGAAGAGGGTGAACCAGAAGTATCTTCCGCTTAATTAAAAAAATAATATTCGTTAATTTTAAAACAAAATGTGGAAAATAGTTATTACTATCATTTTGACAAGTGTGTTTTTCGTTTTGTTTTTTGAACCATATATAAAATCTAATATTGATATTAATTCAAAAAACAAAGTGAGTACAAGTAAAGGGTTTATTGAAGATACGAGAGCTGCATTTATAATACCGAGATATCCAGCACAGGTAATGGATCGTGATCTATCAGGTGCATTACTACCTAATTATGGTAATATTGGATCGTTTGTAGCATACTCGAGTGTATCTGATGATAACTGGTTGTATGGATTTCCACATGATAGTGGTAAAATAGAAGTTCCTAATGAAACGAAGGAAGATAAACTACAACGTCGTAAACAAGAACTTACGCGTACTTTAGAATCACAGGTTGCATAGTTTTCCCCATGAAAAAGCCTAGGAGGAATACAGCGAATGCGATAATCCACGTAGACTTATCAACACTGGAAAGAAAATCTGATTTATCTGGTTGTTGAAATTGTTGTTGGGGGTACATCATTTCAGAAGGATGAACATAATACTGTTGTTGGTCTTGAACCATTGGATCATTTATAGATGTACTATCTTCATGTTTCTCGGTGTTTTTACTAAGTGGGTCGTTTAATGGATCATAATCAATTGGATTTCCTATATCAGTCTCCATTTTTTATATAGATACTGTTTTTTTTAAGCGTCTTCTTCCTCACTTTCATCATCATCAATAAAATCTTTTAGACTTTCACCATCATCGTCATCTTCACTTTCTTCATCTGAATAAAGTTCATCACCGGTGTCAATATCAGAACCTATTTCAGAATCATGTTCTTCCTTAGAATAATCATCTTCGAGAACAGTATCTTCTGGAATGTACAACTCTGGCTTCTTTATAAGGCGGGTGGATTTCCTTCTAACGAATACCATTTACATATATAAAGACTTGTGCTTTTTAAGTATCTTAATTTGGATACAGTGTATGTACAATACTCCCACTTAATCTATGAGTCCTCGCCTTACCCCTCGTACACATCGGACACTTCTGGGTAATTTCGTACTTTTTGATTGTATATGACATATACTGACCCTCGTGGTTACCACCGATTGTTTCACAATAGGTTGATGTTGTAAGCACCATAAAATCCTTATTCTGTCTAGAAATACTTATAACACGTGTATCTTCCGGGCATTTCATACATTTATGCATGAATGATTCTAATCGTGGTTTGACGTCAGACTGTTTCACTTGTGGTTTTTCTTCAAACTTTTTAATTTCCGGACACTTCTTGAGGTCTTCTTTTTTGGGGTATAACTTTTCAACTATTTTAGGGGGGAGTTGATGTTTCCGACCATAAAAATCTTTACAAAAACCATCCCTCCTACCCCTCACAGTCTCACACCGACAAAAACACTTCTGGGCTATCACAGAACCACTAATATGAAACCATATATGATTTGAACCGTGGGGTCTCTTGAGATTTTCACAATACTTGGAGTTTGTACTCACTAGATACGTTTCATTATGTTTGAATAACTTTGTAACAATTGCACACCCTTGTCCATCCATGTTAGTATGTATAAATTTTTGGAGAAGACCTTTGAGTTCATCATTATCAATTTCATCTTTAGTTTGTGACGTTGTAAACGATCCCTCCTTAATTGCTGTTGATGGTGGTTCAATCGTGACGTGTTGGACTTCGTCAGTTCTCACAGAAGACATTTTTAGAATATCCATATCTGGGGCTTGATCAATCTTTAGGAGGGTACTCAAAGGTCCACATTTATAAACAAATACAGGAAGGTATGCTACTTGCACAACCTTACCTTTTCTGTCGCATCCTTCACATCCCTGTCCACCACATTGTTGATGTTTTTCTAACTTATACGACCACGGCATACGAAGACCACTCCCCTTTGTTCTTCTTTCAAGGTTTCCATACACCGAGGAATCTATAATTTCATTCCAATCTACAGAACCCTTCGCTGTTGTGAGAGATATGAGAATATGTTCACGTAGAGCCACAGCTGCTGATTGATCTACAACAAATCCTGGCCAATTGAGGTGTACACCCGTTTTTATGAGATCACCAGACTTTTTAGGAGGTGCTACCGAGATGAGACATTCTTTACCACCATGGCGTTTCACTTTATCACAAATAATTTTGCACATGGATTTAATTTCCTCTATAGTTAGAGCCTTATCATCTTTGTAGTCTATATCAACGAAGAAGTTATAATTTGGAGTCTTCTGTTCAACTACAAAAAGTTTCTCACCCCTCTTGACAGCTTCAAGATACTTCTCATGGAAGTCATTCAATTTATCGAAAGGCACGGAAAGGACACCACCGTCCAGGAGCACATGCGATAGATTGGTTGCATTATTGAAATTATTTTGGCTACACCACCTTTTAAACATACCTTATTATTGTTCTTCTTCTCTAAACCATCTCCCACAAGATACATCTTGATACTCCTGGTTTTGAGAAAGTTCCTTTTTTATAGTTAAAAGTTCATACACTGTCTTATTTTCATTATCCTTTATCCACCATTTAACCTCTTCCTCGCAAAGACCTCTATTCTTTATGAGGAGTTCTCCAATTTGCATCAATATGTAAGCCTTAGACTTCATTCTACTTAATAGAGAAGGTTTTTCTATTAAGAGAACTTACACACGAATAGAATTGTGGATTTTTCACTACATTTTCAATTATGAGATTCCATCGTTTACGTGTATTAAACTCTTCTAGGGTATCAAAACTCATATAATCATTCTCATCATATGTTTTTTTTATCGGTAATTTTTGAATTTTTCTTAATTTCATCTTTTCTTTCTCATCATAAAACTTATTGACGAGATGTTGTTGTTGATTTTTGGTATAGTCCACGAAAAATATATAAACATTATACTCTAGGTCAACCGTTGGACTCTCCTTCACTATAAACTTAAATTCTGTA